GTCTAGCAGAGGAGGCACGTCTAATAGAGGAGGCACGTCTAATAGAGGAGGCACGTCTAATAGAGGAGGCACGTCTAGCAGAGGAGGCACGTCTAATAGAGGAGGCACGTCTAATAGAGGAGGCACGTCTAATAGAGGAGGCACGTCTAGCAGAGGAGACACGTCTAATAGAGGAGGCGCGTCTAATAGAGGAGGCGCGTCTAGCAGAGGAGGCACGTCTAGCAGAGGAGGCCAACACAGCGACAGGGCCAATGTGGTATCCGGGAATAGCAGATGATCCCGTCGTACGGACATTTGTCTCATCTGATTATGAAGCGGGATTATCTGAAGATATGGTTATAAAATGCGGTGAAGGTTTGAAACGTCATGTTATAACAACAGAAGAGATTCAAAGAATAAATGATGAACATCCTTATAATTTACTCATGACTGAAGAAGGACATATAGTTCATCATGGGAGTCCACAGTTCTGGGAATATTTCGACAAACATCTCGAGTATCTATGCGAATGCGATGAAAGTAACTACTTACAACCTACCAGCTCTACTTAATTCGGTCCGTATAAAATTTTCTATATCTTTTTTCTTTATATTGTATGGAACTTCTATTAGAAGATAACCTTCGTCCGAACATATACGACGTTTCATGTCATCCCTATATTTTTGGTTCTGAAAATGTTCTTTGTTTTTATGAAAGTAAGGTATATATTTATAGTGCTGTGCTCCATTATATTCACACGCAATCTTAAGTTCGTGATCGACACAATCCAGTTCTAGATTATGCTTACCACCAGTCACCGGATTATTCAGAAAATTTGGGCGATCCTTGTGGAATGGGCGATTGAATATGCTACTTAAAACTCTCCTACATTCGATCTCGCCTTCGCTATCACCTAATTCACTGATATGCGGTTTATATTCAGGTGTCTCTTTAATAGGTAACAGTTCGTAATAAGGTTTGGTTGTCCATGTTCCGTTATCTGTCGTCGTGCATAACCTATATATACCAAACAACAGTAGAAATAGTATAGACATACCGACCACGATCTCGAACATCCATTTATTTATGATTTCGGTACATTTCTTTATCATTTTATTATACTTATAATAAAATTAAACATCTGTTTTTTGATCATTGAAGATTTCTGATTCGTCTGATATAGCCACTAAACTATCCGCTTTTTCATCCCCTTTCATTAACAATTCAATCGGATCACCTCGTACAGCCACTAGATACATCATTGTAATAAACGAAATGACAATTATAATACCAGTTGAGAATATAGCGAACATCAGAAATCTTCCACTTGCTCCATAATCAGTACCTAATATAAATTCCTTCAATGATGGTATACTATCTAATATCAAAAGTACCAAGGTTGTTACGATGAACCCAAAAATAACAGACGCTATAAAGTATAGAAATATTTTTAGAAGCAGTATCAGTATATATACTATAGTTTCATTCATTTTATATATATTGATATTATATTAGAATATGGAAATATAATTCCAACCCAAGTCCTGAAATAATTTCTTAATCATATTCTCATGAAAGAATTTCCTATCTACTGTCTTCAGATTGGTGAAATCTTCTTTATCACAATGATGTCCATGTTTTCTTAATAATTGAAACAGTACATACTGGGTATTGATAAAGTTTTTGCGATTTGTATCGGCGTATTTTTTATCATATAACTCACTCAGTTTATCAAAATCATTAAGTATAAATTCAATAAGATGACTTATATCGTCGAGTGGAGTATCGGTTATAACAGAAAACAACAGATTTATATTTTCATAATGCTTAGAGTACCCCAGTTCCTTTAAGAATAATAGGATTGTTTTCTTTGTTATACGGCTATATCTGATTTTTCGCGGAGTATCTTTAGTTCCATTGAGTAACCCATGAAACTCAAACTTCTTATCCAAATCTTCATATATTTTGTTAGGTATATTGACATTTTGTTTCCCGTGATATTGATTGATACATTCGCGAAAATGTGTTTTTCTGTCATATGCATATTTAGATGATATGTTGACTCTTTCCGAATCAGAGAAGGATGATGTGATGGTTGTTAAACCCTGTTCAACGGAACAATTTTCACATATATACATGTTATCGTCCAGAAGTTCGAACTTCAATATACTCCCGCAATTAAAACATCTTGACTCAATAAATATATTCTCATGTACCTTTTCAGTGTATTTTGAACTCGCAATTATGTACTTTTTTATTATATCATTCTTTTCAGTGTTATCGGGTTCGCATACTTTACCCATAAAGTTAATTTTTTTAGGTGCTTTCAGTAATTGCTTATATTGCTCTATAAACTCTATAGTGTCATGTATATAGAAATTTATATTATATTCATTTTGTAAATCTTCGATTTGACTATCTATCTTTTTAATCTCATCGGTTATCCGTTCGCGAATTTTTACATCACTTGTTTTCGATATCGTTTTTTTTAAACGTCTACGAATTTCAATATACTTATCGATATTATCAGAAGACAGTTCTTTTCGTATCATACTATCTATTTCTAAAATATCAACAACAGACATTTTATTTTTCGATAGTCGTAGCTTAAAACCGAAAATATTATTATTTAAAAAAAATTTCTTTACTATAATAAACAATGTCTTCGTACACCTCTAACGTCACATCGGCTTTCGTCGATCTTGCCACTCTTGACACCCTCGAGACCTACCTTTACGGTGGTGAGGATGCCGTTACCTACTTCGTTCGCCAGCACGTCAAGTCTACTTGGTTCTCCCAGGTCCCTGTCGTCCTCGCTTCCGCTTCCGGAACTGCCGATTTCGGCAACACCTGGTCCGTGACTGTCTCCCGTGCCGCTGATTACCTCCTCCAGACATGGTTGGAGGTCACCACCCCTGTCATCACCGCTCAAGATGCTAACCACAAGAATTTCTGGGTTAAGAACTTTATGCACAACCTTGTCAAGGAGGTTACCATCACCTTCAACGACCTCGTCGCCATGAAGATTGAGTCTACTCAGTTCGACTTCTGGTCTGCCTTCTCTGTCTCCGCCTCCAAGAAGGCTGGTTACGATGCCATGGTCGGTGCCGGTGTCAAGACCCTTGCCGCCAATGGACAGGATGCCGTCTTCCTCCACGGTCTGGATGCCTCCGTCTCCCACAAGCTCATGCTCCCTCTTCCGTTCTTCTTCTCTAGGGAGTCCGGAATCGCCCTCCCTACCGCAGCCCTTCCTTACAACGACATGCGCATCAACTTCACTATGCGCACTGCCGCCGAGCTCCTCACGGCCTACAACTTAACTGGTGATGTCGAGCTTGCTGCGGCTAGCGGTGTCACCTACTCTGCTCCTGCTAACATCTCCCTCCTCCAAGCTCGTGTCTGGGCCAACTACGCTGTCGTCACCAACGAGGAGCGCGCTCTTATGGGACAGACCACCAGGGACATCGCCATCGAGCAGATGCAGGCCGCTCCTATCACCTCCTACACGGTTGGTGGAACCGCCCAGTATGACATCAGGTTCTCTCACGGTGTCAAGGCCCTTATGTTCGGTCTTCGCAACACCACCAGAGACACCACTCAATACACTGCCGGGCCTGGGCTGGATGGGGTTGGTGGAGATATCCTTTCCAGATACTATGTCAGAAACTTTGCGCAGGAGGCTGTCGGTACTTTCGACAGGTCTTCTCCTATCGACACTGTCTCCCTCCTCTACGAGAACACCACTCGTCTTGGATCCCTTCCTTCCAAGTACTTCACTCACGTCCAGCCTTTCTACCACGCCGAGAGCATTCCTACCTCCGAGCCTGGAATCCACCTTTACTCCTATGCTCTGGACATGATGAAGGTTGACCCTTGCGGTTCCACCAACTACGGTATGTTGACCAACATCTCCCTCATCCCTCAGTCTGTTGCGGGTTTGACCGGATCCTGGGAGCTTGTCATCAACGGTATCAGCCACAACGTTGTCAGAGTCACTGGCGGTGCCCTTGGATTCCCTATCCTCTAAGCACTTAATAACAACTTAGTTACTATTTAAAATTTAAAAAATTTTAAACAGTATTATAATAAAAAGCATGTCACAAAACCATTATGCGCGTGAATATGAAGATATTAAAAATAACAAAAACTTACCGCCTGTTGTTAAAAATAGGTTAATAGAAGATATGGAGGCGCTAATGTTATCACCTAACCCCGATGGATTCGCAGTCGAATTTAAATGCACCGATGGTATAGATCTTGCAGCTTCTGATACGAAACATGATTTCAAAAATATTGATATGGACATAATAAAGCAAATACTTCCGTCATGTAAATTGTCAGAAGGTAGGGATAGTTCCGTCATAAAAGCTAGTGATGAAACAGAAGAACTAAAGAAAATATTAAATTACGTCATGGGCGATGACAAGATCCCTGACGATTCCACAAGAAATATACTTCTATCTGGCGGAGATTTACCAGAGAGCAGCGGAATATGGTCTCATACACCTGGAGAAAATACAAATGAGAATATCGACAAACCAATAGAGGGGGAAAATTATCGGGCATTCGATTTGGGGAATTTGGGCTGGAATAATACTATGTCTCGAATAATAAAAACCATAAAAGGTAAAACAGATAACGACCGCGAGCCGATACTCGAAACAATCATAAAAGACAACGCTAAAGAAATCAATAAAGTTTTCATAATAGATGATATCCATTCGACATCTTTCATTGAAGATATAAAAAGCCAAAAAGATAAAGGTACGGATCCATTCTGGTGTGTGCTACAGCTAGCACAAACTATATACGACCCGGCTGGAAAGATAACCCCTAAAACCAAACCAAGCATTTTTAATAGTCCAAACATTGAGTTCGGTTGGCAAGATATACGTAAAGAAAAGACATCAGGACCTATTACAACATCGGTATTAGCAACAGAAACGCTCAATCTTTTAGCTCTTCGTTCTAACCAAGAAATAATAACTGATAACATAACAAAACTAATGTTGAAAAATAACGCGTATCTCACGATTTCCGGAAATCCGTTGGATTATCTTTCTCATAAAGTAAGTTTCATGTATAAAATTTCAGATGGTGAAGATAAATATGCTATATTT